CAAAAAAAGGGTTATCCGATTGTCTAAAAGACGAAAATGGGGTATCTAGACCGTTTGCAATGATACAAATGGGTGGAGACGCAAATGGGTCAAGTTTACACGGTCATAATTACACTTATGTAGGGTCAACATGGGGGTCAATTGTTCAAATCCTTATTGACAAAAAGTGTATGAATCCAATCATATTTATTGATGAGATAGATAAGATATCAAAGACAGAACACGGTAAGGAAATAGTTGGAATTTTAACACATTTATTGGACCCAGCTCAAAATGACTGTTTTCAAGACAAATATTTTTCGGGAATTGAGTTGGATTTATCAAAGGCATTGTTTATATTGTCTTATAATGACGTTGAAGCTATTGATAAAATTTTGATTGACCGAGTGCATCGCATAAAATTCAAAAGTTTAACATTAGAAGAGAAATTGGTTATTTCTACTACACATATTTTACCTGAAGTTTATGATAAAATGGGTCTACAAGGAATGATTGTTTTCTCAACTGATGTTTTGAAATTTGTTATAGATGAATACACATCGGAGCCTGGTGTTAGAAAATTAAAAGAAATTTTATTTGAAATAGTGGGTGAAATAAATCTAGAAATTTTAAAAAATATTGATACGTCTTACGAGATACCCATTAACATAACTAGTAGTGACATTAAAACTAAGTATTTCAAAGATAAACACGAAATTAAACATAAGAAGATACATACCGAAAATAAAATAGGAATAATAAATGGATTGTGGGCTAATGCTCAAGGTAAAGGTGGCGTTATTCCAATTCAATCCAATTGGAGACCTAGTGAAAAATTCCTACAGCTTCATTTGACTGGAATGCAGGGAGATGTTATGAAGGAATCTATGAATGTAGCTTTAACATTAGCATGGAGCTTAACGCCATTAGAAAAACGGGATGAACTTTTACAAAAACAAAATCACAGCATAAATGGTGTGCATATTCATTGTCCTGAAGGTTCTACTCCAAAGGATGGCCCGAGCGCAGGTACGGCTATAACAACAACAATATACAGCTTGTTTAACAATAGGAAAATAAAATACAATATAGCAATTACAGGAGAGATTACATTGGACGGAAATGTAACAGAAATAGGAGGTTTAGACCTAAAATTTTTGGGAGGAATTAAAGCAGGAGTAACTGAATTTATATATCCAAAAGAAAACCAAAAGGATTATGATAGTTTTATGGAGAAATATAAAGACGATAAACTAACAAAAGGTATAAAATTCTACAGTGTTGAGACAATTGAGGAGGTGTTTGAATTGGTATTTGAGGATTAACGTTTTTACTAAGTTTTATAAAAAAATTTAATATAATAAAATATTATATGTCGGAATTACAGAATGTTCTTTTTAATAATACAATGAATATGTTCAATTCATTATCATTTTATTCACCTTTAATTATTTGTGTTAGTGTAGTTGTATTTTCAATGTTTACTGCTACAATGGAAAAGGCATTTGTGTTTTTTATGTGGATATTTGTAATCACTTTTTTAAGGATAATAGCATTTAAAGGTATGGGTGCAAAATCACCAGAAAATAGTATCCCAGATATTTGTTTAACAGGGATAACACAGATATTCATACCAAAAGATATTACTTACAGCACGTATATATTATCATTTACATTAATGTACTTTTTAATGCCTATGATTATGTTATCAAGTCAGAGCAAAACTAACGCAATTAATTATGGTGTATTGGCGTTTTTCGTTGCTTATATAGGTTTGGACCTATTTATAAAGAAATCTTTGTCGTGCATACCAGCGTTCTTTTCTACACTAGTTATAGGAGATCTTCTAAGCGGTGTCTTTTTAGGAGGCCTTATATCAGGACTGATAATGTATGGAACAACATTAAAAAGTTACTTATATATTAATGAAATTAACGCTAATAAAGAAGTATGTTCTATGCCATCAAAACAACAATTTAAATGTCGTGTATTCAAAAATGGTGAACTAGTAGGTAACGTATAATTTAATTTAATTTCTGTTTAAAAATTATACATTATTATTCAAAATGAGATATGTTCGTTAACATCCAAGTTCTTAAAGAAGATAACATCATATTTCTATGGAATGATTCATTTATCATATTCATATTACCTTTTGTGTTGAAATTTCTTGCAAAATTGTTATATGTATTTATAAGATTTTTACTCTTATAATATCCGATATTATCGTGTCTAAACATCGGAAGCTGTTTACGTTTATTAACCATATTATGGAACACAAACATAAGATTAATTAGGTCCGTTTTAGTTTTTATATTCGCAGTTTTAACATTTGCCCAAAACATTTTTGCATGTTGAGCGCATTCCGGACAAGGTAAATTATTACATATTTTTACTAAAATCATTATTAGATTTGGACCAATTAAAGGAAAACTGGTCTCCTTTATTTTTGATGCTAAAGTATGCATAAATACCCATGTGGATGGACCCCAATAGCTTGGCGACATAATATAACTATTATACAAAATAAATTTAAAGATATTCGGTAATTAATAATATATAAATGACAAAATATAATATAGAAGGAAACATAAATTTTTATGATGAATTATTCAAATCACTAGATGATAGTGATGACGAGGATGATGCTAAATTATGTCAAATCACTGGTTTACCTCTTGACGATAAAGCAGTAACTTTAGAATGTAATCATCATTTTAATTATGATGCTTTATATAGAGAACTTTGTAAACAAAAATTTGATTTTAAAACATATGAAATTCATCATCTTTCTAAAAATGAACAAATTAAATTTCTTGCAACTAAATTAGATTATTACATTAAATGTCCTTATTGCAGAAATATGTCGTTTTCTATTTTACCATATTATGAAGAACTAGGGTTAAAAAAGAAATACGGAATTAACAGTTTAGATAATACATTACCAGATAAAATTTCATTAACTCCTAATATATATCCTAGTTATGAGTCTGATGATTATACATATGTTCATTGGGGAGTTACATTTAAAAAGGGACAATGTTGTGAAACAATGATTTATGAACCTGTTAAATGTTCTCAAAAATTTGTAGCAAACATTCCAGGAACCGATTTGTCATATTGTAATTGTCATTATAAAGGTGGATTAAAAAAATATAAAATTGGGTTAAAACAACATATATTAGATGAGAAACGTAAATTATTTGATGAAAAAAATAAAGAAAGACACGAAAAAGGATTACCTCCATTAAAGAGATTTCCATCGCTTAAGAGTAAGAGTAAAATAGCAAATGTCGTTAAAGAACCTAATGTTATTGGACAATATGTTCCTGAGGCTCCTATTGTTGATACTGCAACTGTTGATGCAAATGTTGATAAAAATACTGAGCCTATTTTCGATATAACAGATATATTTTGTAAAGTCATTTTAAAAACTGGTCCAAATAAAGGAAAGGAATGCGGTTTCACAAGTGCCAATAAAAACGGGGTATGTAAACGTCATTCAGCAAAGAATATCTAATGTAAAAATGTAATTGCACTTTTAATTTATAAATAATATAAACTAACTTAAAATAATAATCATATTATAAAATAATGAATAATTTAGAAGATACAAAAGAACAACAACAACAACAACAACAACAACAACAAATACCTAAACCGAAAACAAACACAAAAGATGAATTAATAGCAAATATAAAAGAATGGATTAAAATGGACAATGAAATAACAAAACTTAAAGCAGAAGTTAAGGATAAAACTAACAAAAAAAAGGAATTAACAGAAACATTGGTAACAATTATGAAAGGAAATTCAATCGATTGCTTTGATATAAACGGAGGAGCATTAGTTTATAAGAAAAGGAAGACCAAACAATCAATTTCAGGTAAATTTTTATTGGCCCAGTTAGAAGAATATTATAAAGAACAACCGGAATTAGCAAAGGAAATAACTAAAAAAGTGTTGGATAACCGAGTAGAGGTATTCAAAGATGAAATAAAACGAAAAATAGACAAATAAAGAATTAACAATTTAAACACAAAATACATATAATCAACATGGAATATACGTATTTTTTAGAAACTATATCAAATAGAAATATAGTTTCTGAAGATTTTAAAAAAACAGGTGTTATGTACATTTTATGCTATAATATTATCAATACAGCTAAATATCCATTTTTACAGTTTATGGTGGAAAAAATACCATATTGTAATAATTTAATAAAGGAAATGTTTACGCTACCTTCCATTATATATAACGATGCATCTGTAAATATTCAAAATTTAGTTCTAGATGAAATACGTAATACTTTAATAAGTATTGGTTGTGATGGAAATAGAGTTACAGACAGTATGTTTAAAGGTATTGTTTACGATAGCTCGGGGAAATCATATATTTCTGTAAATATTACAGGGATAGATATATCCGGTTTAAAACTATTAAGAAATACTCTAACATGGTTTATATTACCCAGTGAAATAATAAATACACAAAAAATATGTAATATTGAAGTCGATGAGGAGGTTGTTCAACTATTTACAGAAATACCAGAATTGTCTTTATTAAATAACCCAAAAACAAAAGAGACATTTATTTTACCAGATGCAGTATATACTGGTGGAGAACTTAAAAGTGTAGAATTTAATTCTATTTTTGGAAATAATAAAACACAAGAATATGCAAGTTGTGGTGAATATTTCTATTTTTATAAATCATTTGGTGATGCTGTAAAAGAAGGCGGATGGGTAAAGAAATATGGAAGCCGAAAAGACACAGACATTATTAAAAATTCATCAGGTAGATTACTCACTGAAAATGAAAATGAATATGGTAGATATATCAATGGAGGTATAAATAGATTTGCTTTTTTTAATGAAGGCAAAATTCACATAGAGAACCAAGGAGAATTTAGATTATCGGATGAAAATATTGATACAATGTATCCAGAGACAAGTGTAACAATATGCTATTCAAATTCCAATGAAACGGGACGAGATATATTAGTCAAAGAATACAACAGTTTTTCGTCATTATCATTTCATCAATTAGATAAAAGTTTTTTAGATGATAGATATATAACTACAAACAAGACAAAATATATGATAATGTAAATAAATTATAATATAATTATTAATTTCTTAAATAATTATATAATGACTTCTAGCTCAATAATAACTATATTAGGAATTTCTGTATTGTTAGTTTATGGTATAACAAGGCTTCTGGAATTTTATGGAATAGGAATAAACGTTTATGGTTCATATATAGCATTTTACTTTTTTTTATTAATCTCGGCATTTGTATTGCCTCGTAATTATCCTAAATTAAATATTATGTCATAGTAATAGTTTAAACCATATTTTCGACATTATTTTTCTGAGGAATAGACATATTTTCAGAAATTTTTTTAACTTGTTCCATTGTTTTTACTAACATTTGCATTTCAATCTTATCTTTCAGATTATCAATAATTTCACTATCAAGTGCATCCCTATTATTAATATCATAAAAAGTGCGTTTAAAACTCAAAATTTGTTCCATATTTTGTTTTTCTTTACTGACCATTTGAATAGCCTTTTTATGTTTATTTTCATCAGAAGACCAAGGATTTCTAGATAATTCTGTAGATATTAGTGAATCACAAATCTCCGGTTTTATAATTTTAGGCATTTCAGTGTTTTTATCAATATACCTAAATTCAGTTTTAAAACTGAGTATTATCTTATCAGGTATATTAGGACTTGTTTCCATTAAACGGTCAAATTCTTCTTTACACATTTTTATCATTTGAGTAACATTCATTCTTTCGTCCGGATGCTTAGCTAGCTCAATCTTTATATTTCTATAAAATTTATCCCATGCAATACTAGACACACGATGTGCTTCATTTAATTGTGTTATTTTTAAAAATTGCTGTATAGTTGTAATAATACCAGCTAAAATATTAAATCCTCCTACAATCATTACGAACATACTTTGGTATTGAAGAGGTACTCTTTCTTGAGCAAAGTTTGCTGTTCCTGTTAATGTTGATATTACTATAACAGGAATAGTATACCACGCATTTAAAGAATTATACATCACATTTGAACGCGAATGTAACCATCTATAACACATTGCCTTGTCAGCCCATTCAACCAGAATTTGCTCATGTTCTAATGTCCAATCAACATTAAAAGTATTCATAGTTAATGGTAGAGTTGAATCTTGGTTTACGGTAGTCATATAAAATATATGATAAAATTATTTTTGCATTAATTTTATTTTATTTGCATTATTCTATTTTTATTTGTATTATTTTATTTTTATATATAAAATGGAAATGAATTTGGAACAGTTAAAAAAAAATTTTGTAACAATAAAAGATATCAGAAATAAAGTAACAAATATATTTCAAATATTGGAAGAACATTTAAAAAAGTTGAAACAAACGTATTCTGAATTTGTTGTAAATAATAAACAACATTTATTTGTATTTGGGCTAGATTCATTTCAATTTCAAAGCAAACTCATAGATATTGAATATGAAGATATGAAACGAATGTTTTTGGCAATTAATAATCGGATGTATTGCGAATATTATAAATTATATAAAATAGTTATAGAGTACGTTAAAGAACACATAACCGATAAGAAAACATTGGAATTGGTTAAATCATTAAATACATTTCCTGTTTATAAAGATTTAGAACCATACAAACAATATAATTTTGAAATTATTCAAGAATTACACGAACATATAATAATATTGCTATATGGAATTAATGATTTTATACTAAATAAAGAAAATGAATTACAGATACATCAGAAAAAACAAGAAATCGGTTTAAACATTAATAATTTTGTTACTACATTTAATTTTAACATATTAATGGTTAAAGAAAAAGGTATGCTATTTATTTCTTATATCGATTTTTTTCACACATTGCATACTAAATATTTACAGAGATTTTCAATGAAGATGAACCTTATATATAGTCAGATTACTCATGATATTAGATTTGAAGACACCCCACAAACTTCAGAATTAAAGAAAAAGGAATTACTAAATACATTTCAAGATGATAATATAGATAAGTCTTTAATAAAACAAATAAAAAGTTCAATTGATGATAGCGATTCCAATGATTCTGATTCACCAGGTAGATTAGAAAACATTGGACAACAAATAAATTCTCCAAATAAAAAAAATAATGAAAAAGAAGAAAACAGTTATAATTCACAAAATTCAACAAAAACAAGTCTAGGGGAAAAAATCAAAGATGCTTCCAACATTTTAAATGAAAAAAATGGACTATCCGGTATGTTAAAGAAAAATATTAAAAGGGCTTTAAATAGCGGAATTGGGCTTTTTAAAAATAATAAAAAGATTGAAGGTGATAATTTTTCTGCTTCATCTAATGACAGTATTTCAACCAATAATGCAATTGAAAAAATCTCTGAGTTAAGTTTAAAAAAACCTACTGAAAATTTACTATTGAATATTAGTGAAACAATTGGTAAAAGACATCACACTAGTTTAGCCAGTAGTAACGATAATGATAATGATAACATTATTAGTTATAATAGTGAATATAGTTATAGCACCAATTTAGACAAAAATATATTATTTGTTAAACCTGTTTCAGATGAAGATGAAGCAGAATTACAAAGAACTTTATCAAGTGAAAATATATTTATGGAGATAAGCAAGAAATGCTTAGAAATAACTAGTCCTATTAGTGAAACTAACAAGGATTTTGAGAAACTAATAGAAACTGAAGTAAAAGAAGAATTAATAACAGTAATAGCAGAAGTAACAGAAGTAACAGAAGTAACAGAACTAGCAGAAGTAACAGAAGAATTAATAACAGAAGAATTAATAACAGAAGAAGTAACAGAAGTAAAAGAAGTAATAGAAGAGGAGAAAGAAGTAATAGAAGATTCTAACGTAGCAATAAACGACGATAGCGATGAAAAACAAGATGATAATATATCAGTTTTAACATTTGACAATTTTATAGACCAAAAAGACGATGAAACCAGTAAGGATACTGACCAAAAAAAGAAAAGACAATATAAACCAAGAAAAAAGAAGAATGTATAAGTTTTTGAAATAGTAATAGTAGCAATAATAATATAAAAAAGCATTTAAAGCCTCTTTAAGTTGTTTTTTATATTATTAAAAAAATTGAACTAAAGATATAACTATATATAAACTATATAAAGAACTATAATGGAAAAACGTATAAACAAAAAGTTTGAAAATTACATTTCTGACTTCAAAGATAAAGTTAAAGAAAAGGCTAGTGATTTGGGATTGTCCACTGACCCTAATTTATGTCAATTAGTTCAATATATTTATGATTATGAAAGATTTTCCTTGTCTAAAGAAGATTTTATGAAGAGAAAGCGTGTTAAAAATGTTGTGCATCTGTCTGATAGATGTTGTGCTAAGAGAGCCAGTGGGGAGCAATGCACTCGACGAAGAAAAGATACTACTACTGAATATTGCGGAACACATTTAAAAGGAACGCCACACGGCATATGCGACCTTAACGAAGACACTAAACCTCAAGGACAGTCGATTGAAGTATGGGCACAAGACATTCAAGGAATCGTTTATTATATTGACAAATTTAACAACGTATATCAAGCCGAAGATATCTTGTTTGGCAAAGTCAATGCTAAAATAATCGCAAAGTACGTTAAAGTTGGTGACATTTATAGCATCCCTGAATTTAACATTTAACCATAAAACTTATTATTTTGGTATACATTTTAATTCTATCTTTAATATATTTTTATAAATATATGACAAACATTACTAAATTTGTGATATATGGAGAACGTTGTAGCGGAAATAATTATTTAGAAAATGTAATCATAACTAACTTTGGATTAGAACTAAGAAACGACTTTGGTTCTAAACATTTTTTTTGTTTCAATAAGTATGACCGGCCATTAGATGATACCCTTTTTATAGGAATAGTTAGAAATCCTATATATTGGATTAACAGTTTTTCCAGAGAATTACATCATATTCCTAATGAAAATAAGTCATTATCTTCTTTTTTACATAACGAATTTTATTCAGTTGATGACAATAGCAATGACCTTATTTTAAAAGACCTTAATTATGCTACAATGAAAAAATATACAAATATTTTTGAATTAAGAAAAATGAAAAACTTTTATCTATTGAATGTAATGCCAAAAAAGGTTAAAAATTATATTCTCATTAATTACGAATCTTTATTATATAATTATGAGTATACCTTAGATTTTATTAAAGATAAATTTAATTTGTTACCAAAATTCCCTATATATAAACAAATTAAAACATATAAAAAGTCTGACAATTATAGCTTTGTTAAACAGAGAATTATTTTATTGAACCCAGTTGTCGTTAATTATATTTGGAATAATTTACATATAGTTCAAGAAACTCGGTTGGGCTATTTAAAAGGAGACAACAATGAGACGTTTAAAAATAACAGAATTTTCTTCAAGATTCGTCGAAAATCCTAGTAATGATCATGTTAATAAAGGTATTTATGAATATAAAATAGATAAAGATTTAAAATCAAAATTAGATAATTATAAATGTGTATTTATGTGTATTTTAATTGATTATTATAAGTTGTATAAACTAGAAGGTTTAATACCACCACATGATGTATTAAAAGTGACTAAAAAATATGAAAA